GCGAAAAAATATTCCCAATAAATAAATATTCTAAAACAAAGACATGCTCAAGGAAGTGTAGTGCAAAATTAATGCTCCTTAAACGAAATGGTATAAGGAGGTTTTAGTTTGTGGTACAGGTTAAATCGGTAAAATATGTTGGTAAGTCAGATGTGTTTAATATGGAAGTTGAAAAACATCATAACTTTAGCGTTAACGGTGGACTTATTGTCCATAATTGTCGCTACGCCGTAATGTCAAGACCTCCCATTTCTAAAGATGATAAGTATTCGTTCCCCGATGATATGTCACTATCTGAGCAGTCAGCAGTTTTAAGCAACATTGCGTTTGAGAAAGAATATGAGAAGTTGCAGGAACATATTGTAGGTTTTTAATAATAACCGAGGACGGTGTTATTGTGAAAGAGTATATATGTTTTTATCATCAAGAATTTGTAATGACTTATTGTGTTAAGGTAAAATCGCTAAGTTATGATGAATCTGAAAATAAGTTTAGAGAGTATTTGAAACAAAACGGCATTGCCTATATTAGTGACAGTAATCTTACGATTTTTGAAGTTGGTAATATATGTGAAATATCTTAAGGGTGTGTCTAAATGGACTGGAAAAAACCATTTCGTGCGTTAAAAAAGAAGGTGAAAGAAATAGTAGCACCTGTCATAGAATACGATCAAGAGACTCTTGACCTACTTAAATACTGGCAAGATCAGTTTGAGATTGACCGTTTCGCTAAGAAAAAGTATGACCTTCTCATGGACTCATGGGAAAACATGTATAACGGTAATCGTGAATTTGAGAACGTCAATAATCGGCAAGATAGGGAAGCGAGAACAGTTGTTAACTTCCCTCGCTTAATTATAGAAGCACTTATTGATATGACTATTCCTGACCATGACTTTAAACCTGTTGCCGCTGCCGATGAAGTGCCTGTTAATGCTTTGAAAAGTTACGTCGGTTATGTGCTGAGAAGTTCTTCTCCTTCATTAGAAGAAATGAATATGTCAGACGAGCGCAGAGTTTCAAAGCTGGGTGGTACATTCAAGAAGGTTCACTGGAATAATAATATTAAACGTGCGGGGTATATTGGTGAGATTGAGATTAGTAATCCTCACCCCAAAGATATCATTCCCAATAAATCGTCCATCAACTTCGGTGACGATATGGAACATTATCACCATCCGGTTAACCGTACACAAAAGTATATTCTTCGTAAATGGAAGGATATAACGAAGGATATGCTGGAAGAAAAGGCAATTCTGTATGCCGAGTATGACGAGATATTGGGCGACCAAAGGATAACTACCGTTACCGATACTACCGGAGTTTCTAAGGATACGGGACTTGGTAAATATACAATTATTGAGACTACCTATCGTGACGATGACGGAGATATTTGTAAGTTGTGGTGGTCCGGTGACTTGTTGATTAAGCACCTGCCTAAGTTCTTTTATCGTAGGGACGAGGACGGTAATCCATATAAGACTGAAACTATCGAAGCAGGTACGCAGGTTCGCAAGGGAATTGATGAATACGGCAATATTGCCTACCGTGTTATTGATGCCGAAACAGAGGCAGAGTATTACATACCTACTTGCTGGGATATAGTCTATCAACCCTTTATTATGCGTGATAAGTGTTGTTGGGGTATATCTATTATGGAAGATGTTTGGGACTTGCAGGAGAGTATTAAGAAAGCGGTGCATATGTACGAAGAATCTTTCCTTCGTGGTAGGAAGAAGATTTTAACCGACTCTCTTGAAGTACAAAGGAAACTTATGGACCCAACATCAGAGATAATCCATGTTAACGATCCGAATTCTGTTAAAGAAGTCGATTTAAGTACCAATATTGACGGTATTCAATTGGTTGATAAATTTAAAGAATGGATGCAACTTATTACCGGCGTAACCGATGCCTCACTAGGAGTTCATCAACCTGGGGTAACTTCCGGCGATCAGGCGCAGGCATATATAAGTCAGTCAAGTAATAAATTAGCGATTAAGTCTGCCTATAAGTCAACCTCGTTTAAGACTCTTTACCGCACTATTGCCGAGTTTGCGTTGGCGTTCTGTGACGATGACAGACCTTTCCGCATTACCGGAGAGAAGGGCGAGAATAAATACGGTCAGTTTAACCGCTTATCTATGCTTCGTGACGTTAACGGAGACTTAATTTATCCTGACTTCGATATTGAGATTAGTGCAGAAGTTGGATTTATGAAGAATAAGTCGGAAATGATGAATTCTATTGTGTCTCTTGCAGGGCAGGGACGCTTTGAACCTACTCCTGGCAATATGCTGATACTGAAAATTCTTGACAAAATCGGTGTTCCGCATCTCAAAGAGGTTATTGGTCAGATGGAGCAGGATATACAGCAAGCGCAGGAGGCCCAAGCAAAGCAGGAAGAACAGGCTAAACTTATACAAGAACAACAACTACAGCAGAGTACCGATATGATGCTTGCCAAACAGCAGCATGAAAAAGAACTTGCCGTCATAAAACAGCAGGGAGAATTAAACCGTCAACAGCAATCGCACGACCTTGAAAGTGACAAAGAGGCTATGAGCGGCGATTTACAGCAGGAAGCGGTTATTCAGTTCATGGACAGGTTGAATCAGATTAAAGAGCAGGATCCCGATGTGTTTATGCAGATCATGAAGTTACCTGCAGATCAGCAGGTACAGGCGGTAATGAGCATGGTGGGTTGATAACGGATAACCGGAGGTAAATAATGTTAACTGACAAAGAGAAAAAAGTAATCGACAAGATGAAGTCTACTCCGTGGGGTACAATCGTTATTAAAATGAAGGGCGGTAAACCTGTCATGCTGAGTACGACCGAGGATATTAAACTTGATTAGGAGGCGTTTACTATGGCAGGTTGTAAAGGTAAGGGCAAGGGCATGAAAGGTATGCCTAAGTCAGACAAGAAAGAAATGGGCATGGGCAAGGGTTATGGTAAGAAGATGAAATAATAACTAAATAACCAATCCTTAGTAGGAAAACCACAGGGATAGTGTATGAGACAATGCGACTAAGCACTCTCTCATACACTATCCCTATTTTTATTGCCTAAATCTATGAAAGGAGGTGTTAAACATGGCCAAAAATCTCGACAAAGCTATGCCGTGTAGCGGTACTTTTACCTATGGTAATACCGGAAGTCGGCAGGCAGATGTTACTAAAGTTATCCGTGGTGGTGACTTACGCAGTCGTCCCGGTAAAAACAACGGTGCTGTTAAATAGTTAAGGCAGGGTAAAACCTGCTTTTCGGTGGTGACTTACGCAGTCGTCCCGGTAAAAACAACGGTGCTGTTAAATAGTTAAGGCAGGGTAAAACCTGCTTTTCCTATTTACCTACATAACATCGCTCCGCTTCAGGGTGACGGTTGGAAATAGACAACGGACACGCCGGAAAGACGGTGAATATATCGCTGGCGAGCGTAAACGTGGGGTGTAATCATGGCAGAAGAATTAAACAATGACAGCGTAAACACTGAGGTAGTCGCTGATCCTCAAACAGACATTGATACTAACGAACAAACCGATACCGGGGACGTAACCGGCACTCAACAAATGAGTGATGCTGAGGTCGTTGAACAGCAGAAACAGAAGCAGACACAGGATCAGAACAGGGCGTTTGCTCAGATGCGTAGAGAGGCGCAAGAGGCAAAGCGTAAGGCAGACGAACTTGAACAGTGGAAACGTGACTTTGAGCAGAAGAATAACGCACAGCAACAGAAACAGTTGCAGGCAGATATGGACGCTCAAAGGAAGAAACTTGCTGCAGAGTTAGAAGAACAGGGATTTCCTGCCGCACAGATTAACGAGTATTTGAAGTTAGACCCTGCTTTTCAGCAGATGCAGTCAGAGTTAAACGCCAATAAGCAACAGTTAGAGCAGGAAAGATACCTGAGAAATAGGCAGGCGGCAGAGCAGCAGATCGTGAAGGACCATGCTTATCTAAAGGGTAAATACGGTGATATTGTGCCGGACTTGGACGCACTTGACCAAGCAACCGTTGATATGGTGCATAGCGGTATGCCGTTAAAATCGGCGTGGTTAACTGCTAATGAGGATGCTATTGCCGAGGCGTTGCAGAAGAAGGCGGCGCAGAAGGTTATTAAACAGGTTGGCAGTAAGGCACACTTGGGTACTGAGAAGTCGAATGATAGTACCGACTTGGGTACTCAGGTTAGTTTGAGCGCGGAACAGATGAATGTCTGGAAAAATCTATTTCCCAATGATACCGATGCTCAGATTAAAAAACGTGTCTTGGGTAGGCAAAAGAAAAAATAGTTTGGAGGGTTCAAAATGACTTTAAAACATAGAGGAAATATTGACACTGGTGATTCAAAAGTAAAGATAATTGATCACTTTTACATGACAGATGCAGAGGCGGCTGTAGTGGGGCGTGCTTATAAATTAACTACAGCACGATGGACTAAGGCGGCAACAACAGACAGAATTTATGCAATTTGTATTAAGGCAACTGTTGCCGGTACTGACGTTCTTGGCACTATGGCACTCGTTAAGTCTGGCGACATTATCGAGGCAGACTATACCGGAACCGCTGATGCCGCATTTATAGAAGGACTTGAATTGGCCGTACTTGATGCAAACGGTGATAATGTTGATGCGGCAACCGTTACTGGTGGTCACTTGGTTGTCATTAATAAGGATACGGAAAACAAAAAGGTTAAGTGCGTTGCACTTAAAAACTTTACTCAGGCCGACTAATTGGTTGGTCTGTTTTATTTTTAAAAAAATTCGGAGGTGCAGTAAATGACTGTAAATAACCAAAACACAGGTGCTTTTCAAAAGGCAATGGGTTTATATGAAGTACCGATCTTAGAATATTGGCAGCAGAAGTATGTTGATTCGATTAAAGAAAGTATGATCCCCATGCTTTTTTCCAGAGTAAATAGCAACAACCCTTCTGAGGCAATTAGTGAGCAGGTAGGTAAGGTAACATTCAATAAGTGGCAGGGTGAGTTTAACTACTACGATCTTAAAGACGGATCTGCCAGGACGTGGACCCCGGTGCCATGGGAGGCGGGACTTGCCTATGACAGGTTTACCCTTTCCAATATCAAACTTATTAACTTACAAAATGACACTTCTCACTTTGCTATTGAGGCCGCAAGGTTCCGCGAAAGATGCGCTGCCGGCATTTTTACCTATGCAGATCAGACTTCTTTCTCGGTTGATGGAAACGTGTTGGATTGGACAAGAACTGCTAACGGACTACCTCTTGCCAGCAATGCTCAGACTTCTTCTAATTATTCAACCACACAGGATAATTTGGAATCCTTGGAATTAAATGAGGAGAATCTCGAAATTTTATGTCAAAAAATGTTTGACCTGAAAGACGAGAACGGACGCGAGGCTAACCTCCAGCCTGACTGCCTTGTAGTGCCTACAGCTTTGCGTAAGAAGGCTTTGGAGTTGATTGGTGGAGAAGGTAAGGTTGATACTAGCGACAACAACCCCAATATTTACAATGGCAGTATGAAATTGATGGTTTGGAAAAACTTCCGTCGCCAAGCAGGAAAAACAGGTCAACCGTGGGCAGTTATTGATTATGAAAGAGCAAAAGAGGCAATGAAGTGGATTAATCGTCTTGAATCAGGTGAGGATTTTGAGGTAACAAGTAATAAGGACTGGAAGAATCAGAAGTGGGAACTTGGTTCTATTATGTGGTTTAGCGCAGGCCCATACTCTTTTCACCCGTTCCAGTTTTCAATTCCGGCGTAATAGGGGTTATTTGCCCCCATTATCCTTTAACCATAATTCTAAGCCAATTTTAACTGCGTCTTGAATTGCTATGTCTTTGTCAATGCAAACCTTTTTTACAGTTTTGAGCAATTCTTCATCTAATCTAATGTTTAATTGTTTCAACGCTAAAATCCTCCTTTTAGCTTGCTATAATTCTATACTTATGCTATAATAATAGTATAATAGAATTATAGCACTAAAACATAAATAAGTCAAAGGAGTATTTTATGGAACAAAAGGGCGCTATGTTTAGGAAGAATTTTTCTGATATACTTAACGGATTTAAGGAAAGGGACTGTATTCTGCTTATAGACAAGGAAGAATATGTAAATACTAAGCAAAAACTTCCATATATATGTAATAAGCATAAAGATAAAGGCGTTCAGTATACTCGCTGGGACAATTTTAGATTGTCGGTTGGTTGCTATTATTGCAGTTATGAATATAGGGGTAAAAATAGAAGGTTAAATTTTGAGGATGTTGAAAAAGCATTTTTAGATAGAGACTATATTCTTTTATCCAATAAAAATAACTATAAAGGCAACAAAACAAAACTCGCGTACATTTGTCCAAAGCATAATGATAAAGGAATACAGCAAATATCATGGGCAGACTTCAATTCTGGATGCGGTTGCTATTATTGTGGCAGGGAAAAGGTAGAGGAATTTAAGGTAAAATATACATTAGAACATTGGGAGAAAGAATACGCGGAGCGCGGTTATACTCTTTTGAATCCTGAATACAAGGGCACTAATAGTTTTTCCTATTTTGTTTGCGAAAAACATCCTGACAAGATACAAAGGGTTAAATTCGCAAATTTTGCATATCAGGGTGATGGATGCTCGTTTTGCGCCGAAGATCGAAGACCGAGAGGTAAAAATCATTATGCATGGACAGGAAACGCCCCTGAATATGAAAGAATAAGGAAAAGTAAAAAATATATTTTGTGGAAAATTTCTGTCCTTAAAAGAGATAATCGCACCTGCCAATGTTGCGGAAGTAGAAAAGGCAAGGATTTAAGGGCGCATCATATTAAGGGTTTTGCAAATTATCCAGAGTTAAGACTGGAAGTAAGTAATGGCATAACTCTTTGTAAATATTGTCACGATACCAAGTATCACGGAAGTCTGCATAATGTTTGCGGATGCTGGAATGTTACCGAAGAACAACTAACTGAATATATAGCAAGTAGGAAGGAGGAATTATTAAATGCAAATTGATAAGGGTATCCTTCCTATAGTTGAAGCGATGAACGCAACTAATTTCATGGAAACCTGTTCTAGTTGTCAGGGACATAGTAAAGGCATCCACCGTTTACCGTATGTAGCTTTTTATTGTAGACAAAATGAGGTAAGAAAATTATCTGTAATACTCGATAATGCCGGCAGGGAGTTAGATGGAATTGGCGCACCGTTCTTTATAGATTGTTGCCTGGTGTTTGATTCAGATATAGGTGACAATACTGTGGACGCAAAACTTGGTTGGGCAGTTTTTAATATCAGACCGATAGAATGTAAGGGTTTCAGGATGAAAAAGACCGATAAGGAAATATTCGTACTTGTAATAGCAAATGCAATATTAGAGTCAAACTAGACACCTAACGGTGTCTTTTAATTTTCCCACAAGGAGGTACAAAATGCAATATTCACACTTTAACGCAGTATCCGGCATTAACGGTTTAGCAGTAGGTAAGGCAGGTTCAGAAAAGGTGATCGCAGACGCACTCGGTAGAATGTATCTTAACTTTGAACCCGGCAGCCAATTTTTTGTTGACTCTGCTACCGGCAGCGCATCCAACGACGGTCTGACATGGGCAACAGCACTGGCAAGCATTGACTCAGCAGTAGGAAAATGTACTGCTAATAAAGGTGACGTTATTTGGTTAGCACCAGGGCATAACGAGGGCATAACTACTGCCGCCGCCATTGACCTTGATGTAGCAGGAATAACCGTTATCGGTTTGGGTAGTGGTTCCCTAAAACCTACAATTGACTTTGACAACACCGCCGCTAGTGTAGTTATAGGTGCCAACGATATAACTATCAGTAATATCAGATTCAGGACTTCCGCTAATGCGGTAACGGTTGGACTTGATATTGAAGCAGGCAAGGACTATGCAAAAGTCTTGAACTGTGAGTTTGGATTTGCCGAAACAGCAACAGACGAGTTTGCAATTGCTCTGAGAAATAACGCAGGTTGTGACGGAACCGTAATTGACGGTTGTTTCTTTGGTGCAGGCGCACAGGCAGCAGTAACAGCAATAAGCATTACTGGTGCTTCTGATGATGTAATCATTAGGAATTGTCGCTTTACCGGATCACATTCTACCGCTTGCATTAACGGCATAACCACGCTTAGCACCAATCTACTCATAAAAGATAACATCATGCAACAAGGCGCAACCGAACCGGGTATTGAACTGCTCACTGGTACAACTGGTATTATCGCGAATAACTACATTGCAACAAACTTGGCGACTATTGCCGCTTCTATTGTTGCTGACGGTTGTTGGTTATTTGAGAACTACTACAGTGAGGTTGCCCCTGAGACTGGTGCGCTGATTGGTACTGCTTCCGCTAACGACTAAAAGTAGGGGT